CACCTGCAGCAGCAACCGCACTTGTTGGGAAAGTAAAAGCAGTAAAGCCACTTGTATCTAGATCTATTGTGATAGATGAAGTTGTAGAAGTGTTTGTTACTGCCAATACCCTTGCTGTTCTATTATTGATTTCATCCATTCCAAATGCAGTTGGCACACGGAATGAAACGATTTCACCGACAGTAAAGTCATTATTAACCGTGAAGGTAATAACTGCTTGCTGAGCTTGTGAAATAGTGTTAATCCATCTCCATCTTGGATAGAATCTAGATGGAATAAATTTAACCACAGTACCTGCTGTAGCTGGAGCTGCAAAACCAGAAGCATCTAACATCAGAGTTATGTTTGTATTAGCTGTAACAGCTCTAACCTGGAAATCATAACCAGAAATCTGGTGCATTCCAGTAGCTCCAGTAATACGAACAATATCTCCAACTGCAATTGTTCCCGTACTAGCCATAGTGGCTACTGCGGGGTTTGCATTGGTTATTGCAGTTGTAGGAAGACCTGCAAATGTAGGAGGATTAGCAGTATCAAAGGTGCTAATCGCATCTGCCACTCCACCTGCTGCGGGAAGAATTCTTGAAGTCAATGGAGGGTTAGTAGCATCTGAACCTTGCAGAATTCCTCGAGCAGAATTTTGCGCCATCCCACGCTCCCACCACCATTGTATAGCTTGTGCATCACTTGCCTCGCCCCACCCAGTTATTGCTCTTGCAATAACGAAATCAGGAGGATTTTGACTTATGCATTGCACGTTCACGCCGGCAGCAACACCACCATCCACGGAGACGGTAAATCTTCCGCCAGCAATCATTTGATATGGTAACATATTTAAACCTCCTTAAATACCGGTTGAGCGAAGGTTTACAATCCAAAGGTCATTCGTAATGCATTGACCTTGATAACGTTCTATTACTTTCGGTATCATCATACCTACTGACCATCTTTCAATGGCGGGGTTCTCTCTTCGGAGCTCCCTCTTGTGCTTTCGTCACAAGTCTTGACTGTCGCATCTTCTTTCGAAGTCTTCTCGCTCAGTCGATCACGGCGTGATTTGATTTTTCTATGTACTGTCCCATGGCATGGTCTACAAATCCAAATGACATCATATGGCTTTGAATAATCAGTATGATGGCCTTCTATCACAAAATCTTCAGAAAAACATAGAGAGCATCTTGTAGGCTTAACGATTTTCCCTTCAACAATAGCATTGCTAAGTAAGCTTCTTGCTCTCATTTTCTCAGGAAATTTTTCTCTTTGTAATCTGTTATGCCTATTGTATTTTTCTCTTCCTTTATCAGTTTTATAATATTTAAGTTGGGCCTTCCTAGACGTTTCTAGACGAACTTCATGATTATTTTGATAGTACTCACGATCCATTTGGCGAATATGTTCGCGATTCCTATCTCTATAATCAGCTCGTAACTTACTTTTTTTTTCCTGATTATTTTTCGTCCATTCCTTATTGAGTGCATAAGAGCATTCCTTGCAATGGGAATAATACCCATCTGTATATCTTATATGCTTTACGAACTCTGTTAACATCTTTTCTTTACCACATTTAGTACACTTTTTCATACTTTCTCCTTGATTGTTATCAAGGATACAGTATATCAAATCACTTCCGCCTTGTCGCCATAATTACGCAGCCATTGCGTAATCGTAGGCTTCCAAGTCAATCAGAGAAGATTTATCCTCGTCTATATCGTCAAACGAGCATCCTGCTGTGTGTCTTAACCTGGCTATTACTTTCAGCCACAGCAAACTTACTGACCAATTTCTTGGCGGGGGAACCGCTTCGAGTTCCCCTCTACAGGTTTCCTCTGTAGTTTGGACTATCGCATCCTCTTTTGAGGTCTCAAGATTTAGTCTCTCACGCTGATTTATATGTTCTATGCTCATACCCATGACATTTACGACAAAGCCAAACGACTTCAGTAGGCTTTGTATAATCATGGTGGTGAGCTTGTGGCTTACAATGAATTTTACATTTTTCACATGATTCAGGACGGCTGATTTGGTTAAGTTTAATTGCCAATCTGATAAAATTGTGGCAATCAATTTTCTCTCGATTTCTTTTTCTATACGCTTTTGTTTGTGCATACCCATTGTTTTTTCTTGTTTCTCTGAGTTTATCCAAAATCTTTTCTCGATTTCTTTCGTAATAAGCTCTTTGATTTTTAAGAACTTTTTCTGGATTACGTTTACGCCATCTTTCATGTTTAGCAAGACAGACTTCTTTACGCCTGTGATAGTATTCCCGGTCTTTAATAAGACGACATGCTTTGCATTGCTCCGCATATCCATATTTACCTTTCTTGCTTTTGTAAAATTCACCATATGGTTTTTCAACCTTGCAAACAGTACATATCCTTGAGTCCATAACTTCTCCTTATTTTCGGAGTTATTATACACTGTGGGATGTGTTTTATTCAACATATTAACCTTGCGCCTTGTCTCCTTAACTATGCTGCAATAGCATAATCGTAGGTTTCCAAGTCAATTACTTGAGATTTTACATGCACATCTTCATTTTTTATGCATGGGTCGTTATTGTATCCAGGCGGTAAGTAAATAAATCTTGCTTTACCACCGGTTTGCCACACAACTTTATAAGCTTCTTTTGCAGAAACGAAGCAGTTTGCTACATCGTTACCTAGCAAAGAAGCACTTGGAGTTACAGATCCTTGTTCAGAAACAAAGAAACGAACGTTGTTCATTGCTCCGATTTCTGACGAAAGTGTCTGTTCTTGCCTAGGATATTGAAACTTCTTAATGAAACCCGTCATATTGTATAGAGTAGGTATCATTCTGGTTGTGAGCATACATCCATATGCATCACCGACAGGAGAAGTACCGAATTTCAAATCGGCTTCAACAATATTGGTGATAAATTCACCGCTATTGTTTTGCAGAGTTGTGAAAACAGCATCTACGTCGGATTGTGCCATTTCGGTCGGAAGATCACCGTTGACGCCACCAACAGAGTTAACAATCGAGGCAGTTGCTTCCAAATTGTCGCGCTGTAGAACGTCTTGTGTTTCGCGTAGTGCTTGTCCAAGACGAGCTGCTGCGCTGTTTAACACTGGCAATCTGTTACTTTATGACCTATTTAATAGGCGGGAAGGCTCTTCATCCTTCCTCTCTATGTTTCCATAGAGATCAGACTTTCGCATCACGTAAAACGTGTCCACTCGCTAAGTCGTTTAGCGTGACAGTAAATCCAGTTTACCGTCTTCGCCAGTGTCACCCTCGACTTTACGTTAGGGCTTCCACCTCAATCAGAGCGGATTTATCGAGGACTCAATGTTAATCCTCGTTGGTAATTGTTACTTGCCTCGTAAGAACGATGTAAGTAGCATAAACACGAACTCGGCACATGTTCGCATAATACCAATATGTGGACTGCCGTAAGTATCCACATCTACCCTATTAAGCTGTTGGCTTGGAGGGTTTGTTTGTGCATCATCAAGAGGCACAGGGAACAGATCTAGACGGTCATATCTAGATTGTCTGTCAATAAAGCCCATGTTATCTGGCAACTCAACAGGAACAGCAAAAAGATTGTGAATCAAGTTGCGTTCTGGAGTCGATAACAATTTGGCATTATACCGCTGTTGTATTTGTGGCGGCATTGTTGAAATTGATACGGTCATTTTTTCTCCAGTTTAATAACTGAAGCCAGCCATACCTGCGTATTTATTCATTTCCTTAAATAGTTCGCTTTGAAGCTTTTTATCAGAATTTATATCAGCGTAATTGAAAGCTTGAGCCATTGGCCTTTTATCATAGGCTAATGGTGTTTGAACAGTTTTGCTGTTCTCTTCAATTTTTTTCTCAGTTTCTCTTGAACGCCTAGCTTCAGGAGCTTTTTCAACAATTTTCATTGCTTTGATGTATTTGTAAGCTTGTACACCAATCTTATAAGGATCTTTAATCTCCGCAATCGTATTGGCTAGTTCAGGATCTTGTTCTTCCAAAAGAGCTATTGTCTCTGGATTGACGATCTCATCAAAGTCAGGATACTTGCGAAGTAAATGATCCTTATATTGCGCTTGATCGCGCTGCTTGATTATTTTTTCAGCTTCTTTTTGAGCTATTTCTTGAGCAATTCGGGCTGCTTTTTTTTCAATAAGCATGTCCACCTTGCCTTTAGGAATAAACTCATCAGAACCTATGGAATCAAGTTCGTCTGGTTCATTTTTTTGAACTGGCTGCTGTCTTGATTGATTAGCAATCAAGGTGGCAATCATTTCATCTTGCATTTTAGACTTTCTTTCGAGTTCGTCTTTAGCTCGTCTAAGTTCCTTCCAATTGCGATCTTGACGATCGTCAACTTGTGGCTTAGGCTCAGCTTCAACACGGTTTTCAGTCTCTTGAGGAGCGACCTCTGAACTAACGCTATCTTGTTTGACTTCTTCTTCCATGTCTTCCTTATTTGCGCTGGTGAATGCGCTAAATTACACCTGAAATATGTTACGCTTAGCGAGAGCGTTAAAGACGCTGTAAAAAGAATATTTTAAAAAAATTTTTATATCAAATAATTTCTTTAAAAAATTTCAGGTGAAATCTAGGCAGAATTAGATTATAATTAGGTCAAAAGAGATAATAATGGAGTGGATTCAAGTTATCACTATAATCATATCGTTGGCAGGAGTTATGTATTGGTTTAAGACTGATTTAGAAAAAGATATACATCAGTTAGAAAAAGATATACATGATTTAGAAAGTGATATAAAGGGACAAACATCTAGAACGGATAAGCTCCATGCAAGGACTGATTATCTTTATCAATCATTAATTGATATCATCAAAAGAGAAAAAACTAATCAATAGATTATCAACTCAAAACAACGGCTTTTTTTTCTAATCTCTTGTCAGAGAAATTAGGGTTGGCTTTCCAATTTCCCATGTCATCTTTAGTAAATCCAAAATGATACAGATCTAGATTCTTCCAAGCACGAATTTGAGCTACCATCTCATGATTAAATAAATTAGCGTTCATTAGGATATTATCCATTTCAGACCAATGAGGAAGACACCAGCAGAATCTTACGTCATTGGAAGAAGGGTCTACCCAAAATACAATCGTGTCATCTTCAGGATAGGGACGATATTTTGTTTTTATCAATCTCCTAAGAATTGCTCTAGGCATTTGAAGATCTTTTTTTTCGTGAACTGTAATAAAAAAGGATGACATTCCAAATGGCAATGATTTTATTGCTTCATTTAAATCGTCAGCCAAAGATTTTTGAAGCTCATGAGTAAGATCGCCGTTGATGACATGAGAATCATGCGATGCCATTTGAGCATCGCGATAAATTGCACCAACTGTCTTCCTAGAAGGATCTATAGAACTTTGATTTTCCATGTCAAAAGAAATAGCGCCCCAAAATTCATTTCCAGAGCGCTATCATTTATTTTTGTTTTGCAATTCCATCTTTGAGGGTTTTTCCTTCAAAGCGAAGACGATTCCATTCCATATCTTGAGCTGTTTTTTCTGCTCGAGTGGAGTGCTTCATTGTCCGTTGATCCGGTACAATTTTTCCCTTTTGAACAGGAACTTTACTCATGAATAGCGTCCTTTATAAGCTTGCTTTTTCAAATCTTTTGAATGTTCATTTTGAATTTTATCTTGTCTTTCGACGTATTTAAGAGTTTGTCCTAAAAATTCTTGAGAAAAACTCGAATTTGGAAGTTGATAATCGGCAACATGTGCATCCATATCCCCTTGTACGTAACCAGCTTTTGCTAATTTTTCCATAAAAATCTCCACGTTAACGTTTGAGGCCAACCAAAATATATATATAAATTATTTTAAACACAAAAAAAATATTGACAAATTTAAATTTTAAAGTTTACAATTCTTTGAACATATAAAGCCTATATGTTATGGCTAGCTAGGCGCTGGTTTTCAAAGCTCTGGCTTGGTACCCTATGGCTTGGTTTTTTTATTTTTAGGAGAAAATATGAAAAAAACAAAAAGTATTGGCGGAGAAAGTCCCACAAATGGTGGTAAAGAGACAATCGATAGCACCATCCCATATACAGTAAATGTAAGCATACAAGGAAATTCAGATTTGCTTTTTCATAGATGGAATTGCGAGCAAGTCGAAGCAAAATCTGCTGCTGCAAAAGGGTCAAAAGCGAAAAAAACAGATGATATTGAAAGCTTTGTTTACAGAGATGAAACAGGAGATGTCTGTTTACCCGGAGAATATTTAAGAATGTCAATTATAAATGCTGCGAAATATAAGCAAGACCCACGTTCCCCTAGAAAATCAGCAATGGATTTATATAAAGCCGGAATTGTTTGTCTCACTCATCTTTCAAGTTTAGGAACAAAAAAATGGGATTATGAAGATAAAAGACGTGTTGTTATTCAGCGAAGTGGCATAAATCGTGTTCGTCCAGCGATGAAATCTGGATGGAAATGCGATTTTCAGATTCAAATAAATCTACCTGAATATATTACTCCGAGTGAATTAAATGAAACGATTTCGATGGCAGGTAGATTAGTAGGTATTGGTGACTTTAGACCGACATATGGAAGATTCCAAATCACTAATTTCTCTTTGTGTAACTAATTTAGGATTAGGCGTGTTATGTTCTCGTTGGGTAAGTTGGGTTTAGGTGAGATGTGGTATGGTTATGTTCGGTTCTCTGTGTCATGCCGAGGTTTGGTAAGGTGGGGTTCTCCTAGGTGAGGTTTTTCTCTTTTTTGTTCTCTTAGTTAAGCTACCGCATTCAAGGATTTTTCCGATTGCATTTGTGCTTTTTCAGACTCTTCAGATTCCAATTGTCTTACAATTTCTAATGCTTTTGCAAGTTGATTCAAATCCATTTCTTGAATCTCCTTCGCTGCTTTTACAAGATTAAGCACAGAGCCTGTGCGATCCTCTTCAGCTCTTTGAATTCTTTCAGCATTTAAAGCTTTATCCAGTTGAATTTTCGCAAGTCTTTCTTGTGCTAATCCATGTTGAGATGCCGCATAAGCAAGTTTTGTTTCATTGTCGACTTGAAGTTGTTGCATTTGAAGTTCTGATAATTTACTTTGCTGCTCTTGTGCTGCTTTTTGTCTTTCAGCTATAGTTTCAATAAGTTCATCTTTATTTTGGATAGTCATTGCCTTGAGTATGGGTTCAATTGGCATGACATCTCCAAGTATTTCTCTCACATGTAGAAGTTGCGCTAATTCAAGTTGCTGTTGACTTTCAGTTAAAGAACCTTGTACGACCTTGCATCCATATTTAAAGAATGCCTTATTATCAAATTCAGATGTGGGTTCCTCCCCTATCACTTGCTTTATTTTTGCAAAGGTCCAATTTTTCTGAATCATTTCAATGATAATATCTCCTGCAAGTTTTTGTGCTTCATCTAGTTGATCAAAGAGTCTTTGAAGATTTCTAGCATTAGCTGCTTGTCTCATCATTGAGATGATACCAGCCTTATCATCTACCTCTATTCCCATTGCAGCTGGATCTACCCCTGCAATTCTGTGCGCGATATTCATTAACATTTCTTCCATTTGAAGCATCACAGGTGATGGAGGGATTATTTGCATCGGTTCTACATCAGTCATTTGATAGTCTTCTTTAATCGTTAGAACGCGACCATGTCCAGCATTCATTGCATCATCAGGAGTTAAAAGAGCCCCTCTCTTGATCTTTAAACCTTGTTGTTGGGATTCCAATATGTCAAGATCAGAGACTTTGCGACGGTTGAACAAATACTGAGCATCACGCATATCGCGAACAACACCACGAAACTTATAAGCATAATAAGGCGTATCAGGAGTGAAATAACCAAGCATAGGAACATAAGGATATCGGTCAATATGATAGGGATTCGGTTCATCCACCAAAACTTTGTCATTGATTAAAAGAGTCCTCCTGACTGTTTGCTTAGCTTTTTTTACTGTTCTGAGTCTTTTTTTAAACATGCTCAATATGCGAGGTAGTTCGTCTTCATCTCCGGTATATTCTTGCATTTCATTTGTCTCTGTATCCACTAGATATATTGCTTCTCGAGTAGATAAATACCAGTATTCGTCAAATGAAATAAGATTGGGGAATTGAATTTGGTACACTTCAGGCATATAATAAAATTTATCATCTCGATATGTTCCACGTGGCATCGATAATATTTCACTTCGAAATTGAGGATATAGATTTGCTGCATCTTCTCGATCAAAGAACTGTCTTGTCCAAATAAACCGACAATCACTCAAATCATGATTCCTAAAGAAGGGATCGATGATAATACTTTTAAAATCGACATATCTTAGGCGAATATCACCAGAAACAGGATCATCGCACATATCTTTGAATATTGAAATGAGACCAATTCCTTGAGTTAAAGCTCCCTGTTCAAAAGCATCAGAATAAACTTGATAAGCTCCCGATCTGTTGTGAACATAATAAAGGCATTTTGTCATCTGATCAGCTGTTTTTTGCATCGGAGATTGAATAGGAATGCATATCGTTGTTTTTCTTGTTTGCCTTTGCTGTCCAGATATAGCTTGTAGAATTGGATTAATGATATTGAAATTGAAAATCTTACGTCTATATGTGGCAACACCTGGGAAAATCAATCCCCATAAATCTTGATCACCTAAAGCAAATCTTTGATCTAAATCAGCTTGATACCACTGTGTTTGCAATATGTTGATTGAATCAGCATAGTGCTTATCCATTGATTGACGAAGGCTGAGACTTTCCTGAGATGCAGGCCAAAAAATCGGATCAGAATTGCGCATGGGGCAAAGTCTAGAATTAAAATAATTTTTTTACAAGATTTTCCTGTGTAAAATATTATCCCCCACCAACATGGGAACATACACTGAAAGCGCATTGGGATCAAAAAAATTAAGACATCTTCCAATGGGTAGGATTTCCTAACCTTTTCATTTTTTTAGATGAAGATCGATCATTTTTGAATGTTCCATCTGCATACCATCCAACTGGAACAAATTGACCATTTACATAAGTTCCTTCTCCAAACCATTCTTTTGTTGCTTTGACCTTTATCTTTGAGTAATTATTTTCACCTTTCTTAGAAGTTGCAACTGCATTCCACCTTCTTTCTGACTTTACTTTTATTCTCTGATTCTCTATTGGAAGCAAATCTTCAAAGCTAATCCATTCTAACGTCTGATATTCTTTATTACGTTGTGTTGGCAAATCCTCCAAAACATATCTAGGAGATGCACATTCATTCACATAACATTGAGAGACCATTTCTTGTTTTGGCATATATGTAGACTGATCACATGCCCCAAAAGCATCTCTGGAGCATGTGAAATTGTCTAAATTTTGCATTTTTTCTACTTCAAAAAATTTATTTACATTTTCCATAAAATTCCCAATTTTTTGCAAAATTTAATCTTAGACTATTTAACCTGTCTTCATGAATTCTATTCTTTGATTGCATCGCGGGCAGACATGGTCAGTTTGACCTTTTTCCCAATTGTAAACATTTATTGCATTGGAAAACTTTATTGGGTTTTGTTTTGACCATCCATAGCAGCATTCAGCTATTTGCATGTTATATTCATCCGATTCTTTTGGATGAGCTTCTTTCATTTTCTCAAATACATCTTGTCCTTCTAAATCACATTCACAAAATTGACATCTGCTTGTCATGAGATTCCTCTTATTTTTTGAGTTGTACGAAAAAATCGTACAGTTGTTTACATCCAGATACCAATTAACTATTTCCAGTTACCGAAAATGCGACTCCATAAAGACAGATAATCTTCTTTTTTAACAACTTTGATAAATTCCTTTGAATCCATCAAAGGGTCTTTAATAATTTCAGCTTTTTCATGATCACGATTTGGATCATATATTGGAACTGAATTACTTTCTTCCTCATTTAGTTTTTGCTGTATTTCTTCAGGTATGACTTCTTCTTTTTTATTTTCTGACGCATCTAATTCTTTTTTTACTGCATCATCATTTTGCTCTAAAGATTTTTCTTCTTCTAATATTTGTTCTGGTTCATTTTTAATGTTTTTTTCATCTTTTTCCTCAATAGGTGTCTTTTCATACTTTTTTTTCTTAAAAACACTTAATGAAATATCCACAACCTTTTGTGCATTGCTGCTTATTTTGACGCATACCTTTTTTCCAAGCCATAAAACTACTTTACATATAGTTACAGGAAGGAAAATAATTTGTTTTATACCATCTATAATTATCATAAATTTACCACCAAAAACGAAAATAATGTATTGCGAATAAATTTAGACCCTCTTTTGTGCTTTCATCAGCATAATTGCCTTCTGATATATCTTTAAAAGCATTTATTATCTTTTTTAAGATTTTTTTCCATTTATTGTTACTCATATCATCCCAACCAGATAAAGTAACTTTTTTATATCTTGAAAGAAGCCTCCAAATGATATGTGAAAGGGTCACATCCACATTATATGTATCAGATTCATCTATGCGTATAGATATTTTTCGAGTGCAATTTTTCCTGTATTTTCCAATATTAACTCTCATTTTTTTTCTCCGGAGAATTTGGTAAATGCATCCACTCAACAACATCTTCTCTTTTGTATGGAATAGACATGTTTTCAACGCTTGAACAAAGCATTCTTTGAGTATTTATAAACCCTGTGAATATTTCATCCGTTGAACCGATCTTCACTCGCATCAGAACAACTTTATCGATTTTTGGATATATTTCAAAAATATTGATCCATGGTTTTTTACTTAATTGTGAATAATCTTTTTCTAATTTACTTATTTGCGTGTCTATATTTTCGCTAGGGTTTATCTTTTTTTTATATTCTTCAAATGAATCTATTTCCATCCAATAAGCAATCTGAAAGTCATTGTTGGGATATTTTTTTATCACAAAAGTATCTTCGCTATGAGTGCTAATTAAATGAATGTTCGTGAATTTTTCCATATCCCATGTGGCATATCCAATTTTTCCTGTACTATTTTTTACAATATAAACCCCTTCTCTTATAGGCAATGCGTTGAGAATATGAAACCAGCCATCTGTCTCTGGAATAACAATCGAAGCCCATATCTTTTTTCCTAAATTCTTAAAAAATATTCCGATACGTCTTAACATTTTTTCTCCTTTATCCTCCCCAAAAAGCTCTGACAGCTTTATAATCATCTTCTATAGATCCTTTAGGAGAATGTGATTTTATCCCTATAGCAGCATAACGAAAGGCATCTGCAGCATGGCTATGTTGATCATGCAAAGGTTCATCATAATACACTTTTAAATGGTCATTCCACTTCTTGCGATACATGTCGATGCATTTGATTCCACGTTTACATTCATTTGCATCAAAAAAGCATAAAGGAAGAATAGATCTAACTGCTTGAATTCCCTGTTCCACTTTTTTGCGAGGAACTACTTTCATTTCATATCCGAATTGTTTTGCTGATTGAAGCCTATCTAAACCGGAAGTAAATTCTCTTTCTTGAATATCGTGTGGAACAAAATGATTTCCGAAAATAGCTCTATTTTCCGCCTTCCAATTATTCAAATAATTTACGTAATGTTCGAGACCTTCTCCAGAATTCTCATAATAATGTATGAAATTGTATTGTCCGTTATAAAGACATTGGAAAATCCATATCGCTGTTGAATCCCCTATTCCTAAGTCCCATGCTGTATGACAAGGGAGGTCCGGTATAATTGGAAGATCTGTGATTCTATCTTCATCACGAGCTTGTTGGATGAGTTTTCCATAATATGATCCTTCTGCTCCACGTGTGAATGAGCAAAAGTACTCTTGTTGAATTAAATCTTCGGGATATCCTTCAACTTTAAGTTTATCAATATGGTCTTTCCCTAATATTTTTGTGTCATCTATAGTTAAAATGCTCGAGAAATATTGTTCGGGGTTAGCTTTAGCGGTATTAAAAAGATCGTAAAAATGATTTTGTCCATTTGGAGTACTCAAAAAAATCGCAGTCCCATGATTTTGTGATATGCGTGGTTCTATTGTGTACCAACTTTCAGGATTCATATAAGCATATTCAGAAAGAATGATAAACGAAGGATTCATTCCTCGAGCACGGTTTGCATTTTTCCCATCTAATCCCATTACGCAATAAACTGAACCGTTTAACAATTCGATCCGCATATCGGAACTATTTTTATATTTGATTAGATTTTGAGGAAAATGATCTAAATAAGAAACAGGTTCACCTTCATCAGTTTTGTGAACGCTATTCCAAATAGCTCTTTTTGCTTGTGAATAGTTGGGAAAGCAGTGCAAATAAACACCTGGCACCTGCAATGCTTTCCAAATTAAAAAATTTAAAGCAAATAAATCTTTACCTGCACCACGATGCCATGCGCAAATAACTCTTTTTTTTCCGGATTGAAGTGCTTTCCAAACTGGAATTTGATATGACCTACAATCGAATTTATAAGGAATTTGTATTTTGTTGCTCACAAAATGGGGAGTCTCTAAAAATTAATTCTGATGAACCGTGAATATTATATTTTTCAGACCATCCGCATTTGCTTTTTAGTGCAAAAATGGTGGCTGTGTTATCGCGTTTTTTTAGAAGATCCATCATAGAATCGTAAGCTTCATTTTTAATATCTTCTTCTAAATCGGTGCGTTCTTGTTGAGCGTTTTCTCTAGCTTCTCTAACAGCTTTTTCAACTTCGGGATCACGGCGCATCCAATCGTAAATAGTTTTAGGTTCGATATCTATAGCTGCGGCTGCATGACGAATAACACCCTTTTTTAGGGCAATTGCGTTTAGTATCAAACTTTTGTCGGTTATAACACCAGAAATTCCCATAAATCGCCTTTTTCTATAAATTGTAAAGTATTTTTTTTATTTTTATCAAGGAATTATTTTCCTTTTTGAATTTTTTCTTGGTCTATAAAATAAAAAAGCCCTGCCGGTGAAACAGGGCCTAAAATCAATGAAAGATAAGACATAAAAGAAGGTAACAAAAATGTCATATTTAATGCAAAGAAATTTTTTTAAAACTGATGAGGAAGTGGAACATGAGTCAAGAATTTCCTTGATAAAGGAATCTTTAGATAAAGTGCGGAAAGGAACATATGCAAGGCTCAATGTGCATGAGCGTCTTTTAGAAGATGTTTTAAGGCGACTGGAGATATTTGAATCAAATGTTTGTAAAGGAGGAATGTCAGATGATAAGAATAGATAATATATATGAATATATGGCGAAGGAATTTGTGAGTTTTTTTGAAAAATGGATGAGAAATTATACTGGTACAGTCAAAGAAGCGTTAATGGAACTTTCTGTATTTTTGATTTCTGCTATTTTTTCAATTTTGAAGGAATATTATGGTGAAAATGATGCTGAGGACATTTGTTTGCATATGTATCATGATATAATGGAAAAGATCTTTTACCATGAATATGATGAAATGGTTTACATAAGGAATTAAACGAGATATGTAAAATTTTTTGTTGACATTTTTAAAAAAATATTTATAGCATGTGTTCATCCAGATACTGAAAAATAGCCGCTAGAAATAGCGGCTTTTTATTTTTTGGAAATTTCTATTTTGATGAATTGATCTGAACCTTTTTGTTGAAAATATGTCCAGTCAATCAATGGGCTATTGTCGTTTTGATTTAAATTTCTTGCGATTTCATCACGAATGTATTTGAATGCTGATTGCAAGTTGTCAGAATCTAGAAATCTTGGAGAAATGCGAGTCAATTTCACTTCGCATGGGAAAACAACTTGCGGTTTTGTTTTTTGAAACCAAACCCAAACTTGCATTTTTTGAAGTTTATGTCTTTTGTGTTTTTTTGTCCAATGTTCGCCTGTTTTATTGGCTTCTGATACAGTTTTGATTTGTAGATGAGCGTTAATGCTGGCATTTTCCATGTTTGAAATCCGCGGGAAATAATATTTTTTGCCAATGTGTTGGTTTTTGAATTATCGAAATGAATTTGTGTTTTGTTGTGTAGTAACCTATATCGAACAAATCTTTATTTGAATCATATAAAAGTATTCTTGTGTTGAAGGGAGGTTTATGATCTGGGTAAATGTGCCATGGATAGCGATTTAACTCTTCTTCGAAGCAACCCATAAATCAAAATATTTCTTTACTTCTTCGAAGAATCTATCTTGTAAAGATTTTTCTGTAAACCTGCAAATTGGGAAATATTTATCATCGATCTTTTTTGTTGGAAAAGTGATCCATCTTGAATTGTTTTTTTGGAAAATGCAAAGACCATGAATTTCGAAATTGCCCCATTTCGGGATTCGAATGTCGAGGTATCCTATGAGCGTTCCCTTGTTGATTTCTTTAAAATCTAAAATTTCCATGTTTTTTTCTAATTGGTTTGATTTTTTATTTGCTAAGCTACCTAATCATGTCTTTTCATTTTTGAATTCACCAATTTAAAGTAAACCGCATCCAATTCGATTTTTTAACCCTAATGCATTCCTGTTTTTTGTTTTTCAAAATTCTTTGAATCTTCTATCTTCACCATCGAATCGAAATACTTTTCCGGATGCTACTCGGCTAACAAATGCATCTCCGAATTTCTCTCGCATATCCTTGTAGTTTAAATTTGTGGTAATTATAGTCCCTTTTTTTTCTTTTTCGCAATAGCGTTTGTCGATAATTGCATAAAGAAAATCCATGAATGCTTCTGTCGGTGTTCTTGTACCTATATCGTCAAGTATAAGTAGTTGAGGCTCAACTAATTTATCAAAAAGATCAAAAACATTTTTCCATTCGAAAATTTCTTTTTGCCATCGAAGATTTAATTCGGATTGCGAATAGATTTTTTTGTCAAATTGTTGCACATAAGCGTTTGACATAACTGATTTTGCAGCAAATGTTTTCCCGGTTCCGTTTTTGCCTGCGAGGAGCAAAAATCCAGTAGGTTTTTTAGCGTATTCTTTCAAAAAATTAATAATTTCCGGAGGTTGATTACAATTTTCCAACATCAAAATAATCCGTCCAATTTGCTAGTCACTGGAGTGCCATCGATATTTTTTGTTCTTCGGTCTACTGGGGAATTATTCCATGTGAGTTTATTCGCCATTTGGTTTTGATTTCTGGTAAGCCAATCGGTGATAAATTTACGAGTGTTAGATTTTGGTCTTCTTTTAGGACTGGAAATAAGCCATTCTTTCATTTTCAAAATTTCTTGATCGACATTTACTGAAGGAAAAGCTTGTTTCCACCCTTCTAAATCTAGAGACGAGATATTTTTAAAACATCTTTCTTCAACTGAAAAATAAATATGCGAAGCATTAGCATGAGGCGCCGAAGGCGTCCGAGTGCATTCATTCCGATAATATATCTTATGTTGCACTGGCACTTGTTCATTTGGACTGCTAAGGTCTTCATTGTTCCGGGCTATATCTTTATTATTCTTTATATTCTTATCTTCTTTATATTCTTGTTTGTCGTTAGGCAGTCGTTGGTCAGTCGTTAGGCAGACGTTAGTTAGGTCGTTACTTAAGTTTAAATTTATATCATAAGTTGATGAATCTAAAATTTTTACATTAGTTTCACCGGTCGTTAAGCCAGTCGTTGGATTTTTGCGATTTCTGCTATTTTCGTCAAAAACCATTCGTTGGGCATTCGTTAGGCAGACATTATCTATGTCTATATTTATATCATAAATTGTTGAATTTAAAAGCTTTACCTTTGTCCCACTAGTCGTTGATCCATTCGTTGGCTTTTTGCGACTTCTGTTAGTCTCGATAATTTTGATAAAATTTAGTTGACAAAGTACCTTTTTCGCAGTCCGGTAATTTTGTTCCGACATGCTGTAATTATGAATATCGCCTATATAGCATTCCCCAATTTCCAAACCTTTATTTGGATCTGCTATACGACATGCGCGTTCGGCTATGATTTGAAGTAAAACCGACGCATAAAGATTTTTATTTCTTAAATATTCACTATCTTTTCCTGGCTTATATTTGATAAATCTTTGGATCATGATAGGCTCTTTGATTTTTTGTTTTGTGAAAAATCGCAGGCCTGGTAGGATAAGAAACACG